AATGCTACTGAATTGAAGGTTTTGCAGGAGGCTTTTGAGAATTCTGAGGATGATGTGTGGTACTATCACGTCGAGGTTCGCTGTGCTTGTAATCGCTGTGCACGGCCTTCTGTTAATGCTACCACGAGATACGATGTGATGGTGTTGGGATCCGCGGCTATTTTGCTGATGTTGATCCTAGGTAAATATTTGCTAGCTGGTGTAGCAGTAGCGGCGGGTGCCTACTGGTATTTCCGTCCGCGAGACTCTCAGCGTTACGTTCAGGTCCCCATAGGTGCTTCTACCGTGGGGGTTGTAGAACGGGCAATCCACGCTTCGTCCGTTGCAGAAAAAGGTACAGCCTTTCGTGCTCACGCCACTTTCGTTCACCACTTATCTAATCTTGATCTGCCGGAAGTTCAGAAACAAGCTCTTGTAGTATGGGCCCCGGCAGCAATGATGGGATTTATGGACGAGAGGGCTGGAGTTACAAGAACTTTGGCTGTTGGCCACCCTTTAGTATGCACAGATTCACCGGCAAGCTCGACTAGTGGACCGGGAGCTAAAACAAGTGCCACTATAAATCCGGCAGAGCAACTCACTTTTTGTGGGAATCCTGATGTTCAGGATGGAGCTATGCTTGGAACCAGCTTGAAAGGAGATGAATATGGAAAAGAAACCAGGGTTGCTGGTGGTGGTTCTGAAGCCGATCCCAAGATTTTAGCCCGCCAGATTGGCCCTGATCTTATTCCTACTGAGGTTTTCCAATCTACTGAGGGGAACCTCAAAGCTGGCCTCGCCAAGAGGGTCAAACCCTTGCCGTTTTTGGCTAATAAGAAATTGATTCGGAGGGTTGATCAGACCGTGACTGCTTTGATTACGAAGGTTTTCACGAAGCAGAAAATTCACGAGTGGCGAGAGAATAATCCCTTGGTTGGTGAGATGCACAGTAAGAAGTGGAGTTCTACTCGTTTTAGGAATGCTTTTGAGGAGGTGCTTTCTGATACTACTGCTAGGATTGAGCAGGAGTTTCAGGTTAAGACTAATGAAGCCCTCCCGGCGAAAGATAAAGCTCCGCGGCCTATTATCCAAACTGGTGATAAAGGCCAGATACTGATGCAGCTGCCAGTCAAGTGTTTCGAGGATATTTTGTTTGGTTTCTTTGAATCCGCCAGTATCAAGCACACTGATAAGCACTCTGCTATGGCAAGAGTTGCCAAGCACTTAAGAATGAAAGGAGCAAAGGTGCTTGAAAGTGACGGATCCGCCTGGGATGCTTGTTGTAATGAACGTATTAGAGCGATGACTGAAAATCGTATTATCGAGCATATTATTGAGATGCTCGGTGACGATGCGGAAGTTCCACACGGATGGATGCGCAAGTGTCTCGCGGATATGAAGAAGAAACAATTAAAAGGGAAGGCTAAAGTTGACAATAAGAAAACGTGCTGTCCGTTACGAGTCCTGATTGATGCTATTCGCCAATCCGGTCACCGAGGTACAAGTGCGTTTAATTTTTTGATCAACTTGGTTTGTTGGATTGCAATTCTTTGTGTTAATCCAGCGAATATGATTGTTAAGACCAAGCGAAATGAGTTGGAGTGTTGGTATCAGTCCGTTGTTGATGGTGAGTGGTATTGTTTGAAGTATGCTTTTGAAGGTGATGATTCAGCAATTGCTACCACTGAGGATTTGGATACCGATTATGTTGAGGATGCTTGGACTTCCCTTGGTTTCAGGATGAAGTTGAAATTCGCGAAGGATTTCTTTACTTTCACTGGTTTTGATTTCTTGTTGGACGAAAATGGTCCAACCGGTGATTTTTGTCCTGAAATTCCTCGAAATATTGCCTCCTCAAGCTGGACTTGCTCTTCTGAAGCGAAAAGCAGACCTGAGAGAATTAATTTTATTGGGGCTGCAGCTATGCTTAGTAGAGCAGAAAATTTTCGTGATTGTGGGCCTATGAGTAGGTATTTTGCCGAATTGGGCCTTGCTCACGTTAAACAAGCCGGTGATTTTTCTCTGGGGGAGAATGAAGCTATTCAGCTTGGAATTTGTCCCTGCAAATCAGTCAGGGATAGGTTGCACGAGCTCTCCGCTGGAGCTGACGTCCTTAGCAAGGGAATGCGCAAACTTTGTGATGCTTCTTTTGGTGGATTCACCAAGTTGCAGGAAGCAGAATTGCTGTCCTGCACTTTTGATGATCCTTGTGATGTTTCTGCGCGTTATTTAATTCCCCGTGGTTTGTGGGACCCTGTTGCTTTTAAGTTGGCGCGGCGTTAAGTGGATTGAGCTAATTTGATGCACGAGTATAGTTAGCGGCTTTAATTAAGTTT